ATTAACAGCTAGTAGAAAAAACGTAATAAAATCAATAGGTTATCAAGCTAGTGTTTTACTCCTGGCATTTCAAATTGTGTGTGTATTTTGTCACACATAGTTTAGCGTTAAACTAAAATAATAATTTAGCGTTCAACTTTTTTTGGTCGTGCGTTAAACCATCTTGAAAGTTTACGTATTGCCTAAAATATAGGCAGGTACTATGCGTTCGTGTACGATAACGCCTAATAAATAAACAAGTGTAATAAAATCAATAACTTATCTAATTTGTACAAAAAATTAAAAATGACAGTAGCAAAGCAATAGTATGATAGTAAAAGAAAATTTTTTTTTGATAGTATTGGTATAGTTCTGGTTCAGAAGTTGAAGTTGTATCAGGCAAAAAAGTATATATTTGGTTTAATTCTGGTTCAAAAAAAATCGGTTGCAGCTGGAGCGCGTGAAAGGTTTGGTCTAGTTTTTGTATAAAAACAGATTATCCAGCTAGCAGCTAAACCATTTTTTAAATTATTTAATAAGTTTTTATCCAGCAAAAAACCTTAAATACTATCAAAAAAAAATTTTTTTTTACTATCAGCAGTTTGGCTTGTTACTGTCATTTTAGCTAGGAAATAGCCTTTTAAAGCCGTTTTAAGGCTCATAGAGTTGCTATATCTTTTTACCTATGTAATACTAGTCTTATCGGTCATAAGGCCGTGTAAATCGTGTTTAAATAGAAAGGAAACACAAATGACTAAAGAAAACGTAACATTTAAAGTTGTAGACAATATAAACAAGCAAGTTGATATGTCAGTTGAAGATGCCAGAGCCGAACTTCTTAGTATAGGTAAAGCATTGGTAAAAACCGACAGAACAAGAGAAACCCAATTACATAGCTCAGTAATTGCAGGAATTACTTTAATTCAAGCAGGTTTTAAAAATGATAATGATTATCTGGAGAACGTACCTAGTCAGGCAGAACTAGAAGGAATTGTGCAAACACAATTTGAAACCTTGTGGACAGACGCAGACGGTACAGTTGATGCAGATATAAAGAAAACCTTAAACAGAGTTAAAGGATTTACCGTCAAAGGTATCAGGCTTGTAATGTCAGGACACTTAACAATCGGTTATCATACGACCCAAAGCAGAGCTTATTTTTTGGGGCAAACAGACGCGGATTTTAAACCAAGTAATAAGCACCATATAAGAGCATTGTTCCGACCAAATAGCTTACCGTTCAGCCACTACAAAGACAAAGACGGAAGCTTTGAAAGATTTAGTGATTCTCTTAAATATGCAACTGAAACCCATGTATCCCAGATATATGAAGTTATTTATAATATGAAAGAATTAAACGATAAGGACACCCCAACAGGCTTTAAAGTAAATAAGAAAGGAGCGGACAATTCTTTAAATCTGGATAGTGTCTCAAGTTATAGCGAAGCTTTAAAATGTGCCACAGCTTTGGTTTCATATATGAAAGCAAATATTCATCTTCCAAATGGTAAGTTGGGTAGAGATGCAATAGACGACACAGCAACATTAAAAGAAAAGAAATTAATGACTACTAGTCTATTTGAAGTTTTAGACCATATTAAAATCCAAATGGAAAAAGCCAGGTTGAAATTTGATGCTGATGCGTTACTTCATCAAACTAAAATTGACGAAGGAACACCAGTTGACCAAGCTACTGATGAACTTGACGAAGCTTCAAAAACTGAAGTTGAAAAAACTGAAGTTGAGAAAAAGGAAACTCCAAAAACTGATGATAAAAATATGAAATTAGCAGTTGAGGAAAAAAAGGAAGTTAAGGAAATTGCTGAAGAAATAAGCAGTTTGGAAAACTCAAATCCATTTCAACAAATAGCAAATATTAGAAAAAAATAATTTAATTTTTTCAATTAGCCCTCCAGATTAAATTCTGGGGGGCTTTTTTTTATGCCAAAATTTTTTCAAAAAAAACTATCATAAGGCTTGCTTCGCAAACTATCATTACATGTTAATGGTACTGTCACGGCTGGAGGTACAATAGGCAGGTATATAGCCATTCACATTTTTTTACAAAAAAGGTATAAATCATTGATTTCAAAGATAAAACGCCTCTGTGACTTTGACATACATAACTAGTTGTGCTACATTGGTATATGGTTTACGTTTATCAAAAGGAGACTAAAATGACTACAACACACGCATCAAGTGTTTTACTTTACAAAGATGGAGAACTCAAGGTAGAGGACTCCAAACCTTTTCAATTCCAACACGTTGTATTATTCCTACAAGAAGGTCACCCAGTTACATTGGGCGAACTAGAAGTAGATGATGACTTTCAAGCGTCTATACTCGATAGAGTGTTTGATAAATGGTATAACGTATATGTCGATTAAGAATTTTATATTAATTATTATTGTCCTCCTGGCTTATGCTTGTTATAACCCAGAGTGGTCACCTCTTATATCAGATTTCTAAAGGAGAATCAATCAATGGTTAGAAAATCCCCAACGTGTTCTGAATGTGACGAACACATTAACCCAAAGCGTTACGCACTCGGATACAATACTTGTTTAGATTGTGGTGAGGCAGTAGCAAAAAAAGTCAAGTTTTGTGTTGTACCTATGCACAAATCAAACTATGTTGTTATATCTCGTAAGAGTGACTTGATTGGCATTAACAACAAGCAAGAGAGATAAGCATGATTGAATGGATTGAAACTTTGCGTACAGATGTGCAGATGCTACATCACTTCTCTTGTTATGTAATTATTTGCACATGGGTCATTGTGGCATCTGTGCTATTATTGACGGAGAAATAAAATGACTGTTAGAATATTACCCACATTAACAGCTACACAAGTACAATGTAATATGTGCAAGCTCATGGTCGAAGCTCATGCTTGTACTTACAGAATACCAGACGGAAGTACCATTATATATGAGTGCTTTCTTTGTCAGGTCAAAGAGATTGAAAACGGAGGAAAGGAGGTGCGACGACCCAGAAAAATGTACAATAACTTAACGTGAACCATTCCCCCTATGATTTTAATTTTGTTTCCTTTCTTCATAGGGGGAACTTTTTTAACAACTAACATTGAGGTAACAATGAAACTAAATAAAATAAATCATGTATTGAGTAAAAAGCAGTTGGAGTGTCTATTGCTGATATCTCTGGCTCAGACCAGATATAAACGACCTACGTTCAAAGATTTAAGGAGTACGATACAAAGGACTTCTACACAATCTATATTTGACGCTATCAAGATAGGTTCAACAATACAAAATCTAAATGAACAAGGTCTGATTACGGTCAGCAAACTACCAGAAGGACACAGAATATCAGATGGTAAATCTGTCTGTAGTAATGTATATGAATTATCAGAACAAGGAAAGGAGTATTTGACTATACAAGTATTAAATCGTAGCTTCTAGATTTGTGTTACGTATGTTTGTATGGTATATTATTTGGAGACTAGTAATAGTCTTAATTTTAATTTTTATTCTTTATTTAATTGAACGTCTATTAGGAGGTAATGATGAGTAGACAAAGATTTAAACTTAATCAACTTGTCCATTTACACTACAGGTCTAGGTACTATGTTTGTAATGGAATCGGTGTAGTCACTGGCTATACATCTGGGCAGTACGCACCATATCTTGTGCGATTACTAGCAACAGATGCATCTACGGTATCACACCATTATTATTATGGTAGCAATCCTCACAGGAGGGACAATTTACTTAGTTGTATCCCCTCTGAGTTGCAACCAATGCTTAATGAAATAGATATGAACAATCCTCACATAGCATTGATGGGTTCTAGTATTGCTTCATTAATACGAAGTGCGACAATAACAAAGAGGAATGCAATAGATAAAACATATTCACAAGCCCATTATGTTAAACAACACAAGTCCCTTATGCGTAGACTATTGTGGGTTTCCTTTGCATACAATCGCATCAAGAATTTACGTGTAAGAAAACCACTTGGTGGTAATCACTTATACGTGGATACATCAACATTCACACCATTTCCAATAGAACATGAACAGGAGAGAAACGATTATGTACACTAATGAAGACGTAGGCTTCGTTCAAGCCCAAGACATAGGAAGCACAGTGATGCGTAAAGACGTACCACTAGGTGCTATATTTAAATTTCAACCATCAGCTGGGTTTTCAGCTACAAACAATGTCTATCTTGCGTTAGGTAACTTGCCACCTGAAATTGACAGACATTTAGCTCGTGTGTCTTTCATGCTTAAACCAAATATAAAAGATGAGGTTGAAAAAATTACCAATGCTAGTCAAGTCTCAAATTTTGATGTTGCTACATCTGGTCTAAACAAAGCTGGGTTTGGCACATTCAGTTTATCTGTTAAGAACAGTGAACGTGATTGCACCATACTCGGTGGTTTTCAATTTGGTTGGCATTCTGATGAAGTTCCTGGAGTTCGTAATCTTGGCACAGAACTTGGTAAGTATGTATCTTTTCCAAATGACAAGATTAACCCAGATGACAAAGATAGCGAGTCCAATCTCTATCTATGTCTCGGTGCATCTCCAGACTTAAGTAATGTACCTAATGCACACCCTGACATTCCAGTTCTGTTGATGAAAGTCACAGACAAAAATCGTGCGAGTGCATTTACATTCTGTCTCAAAGGTCACAAAACTATTTGTGTTACTAGAGGCATGGCAACACTCAAAGTTATGAAGTAGGGGGTTCACAATGTCAAAAACTAATCCTATGATTAAAGATGTAATTCTTGAACACAACAAGAATGTCTTTGACTTTTGCATGGAATATGACTTAGATGCTTCTCACTTTGAGGAGGTACGACCAGATGCACACCCAGTTTGTCAATCTGCAGCTCGCAAGTTTCGTATACTTGCAGAGCCTATGGTTGATTTTATTACTGACCTAACTCGTGCGTTGAAGGGATTACCTACAGAAGCAAGAGAGTATCTAGCTAGTAAAGCTGATGCAGGCAGTTCTCTACAAAACTTCAGCTACAGAATAGAAGATAATTTGCATATTCCTTTTCCTATGGTGTGGTCAAAAGACAAAAGACGAGTTGTGTGCTTTAGAAAGTTACCGTGTCCAATTATTCAAATGATGTCCCAAGTCAGGAATGGATTTCTGAATAATATAAGTCGTGCCAATGATTACAATAGAAAGGAGATTCTTCAAAGTTTAAAAGAAGAAGATGCTCTACTGCCTCGTTTTTCTAATTCAATTATTAAGGATATTTATTCTGATTTAGATGACGAACATAAACAGAAGGCTTGGACACCTTTAAGTCGAGGCATACGTAGACTTGCAGATAGGCGAGAGTTTGCTATTGAGCGAGCAATATCTAGATTTATCAAATGGAATGGACAATTCATTGCTGACTTGGACAGAGGCTCATGGATAATCGAGATTATTGCTGACACTATGCGAGCCTATGGCGAGCCTCCTACTATCGTAAAATGCTCTAGCCTTGCTGACTATGAAGCTATGTATACATATACTGATGGCGAAAGTCCTGGTTCTTGTATGGACAGCTCTCATCACTTTAATGAGTTGAAGAGATATAAAGCAGATGGAACAGACACGAATGCTGTAAATGGTAGACCCATTGATTGGTATTACTATTGTCCTATTGTTACTGGGTATTACATATGCAGAGGTAGTGTTGTCTTAGCTCGTACGTTTGTCTATGAGTTTGAGGGCAAGAAAGTGTACACTAGAGTGTATGGCTCTATCCAAGCACATAAACTTAAACTCATTGACCATCTCAAGAAAGAGGGGGCAGTCGTTTACAAGAACGCTACAGATACATTAGACAATCCTATAAAGTTTCACATTCCTTGGTACTTATCAGGTGGTGAAAATTGTATACCTATGCCTTACTTTGATTGGACTCCATTTACTAGAGTTTGGTGTGAACCAAGCCGTGATGGTGTTACTGTGCATCTAGCTGGGATTAAGGCTGTAGATAGAGATGTCACACAAAAGTGTGTTGGTGCGAACATGACTTCTACTAGAGGTATCTGGTATTCAGAAGATAAGTATGAGGAGGACTATCCAGAATGCACTCATTGTGGAGATGAGCTTGCTGACGATTACTTAGATGCTGGTGGCTATCCATTCTGCAACTCTGATTGTGTATCAGATGCTGGTTGGTGGACTACCATTAATATGTCTTCAGAAGATAGGTATGAACCAGAAACACGTTGGGTTGATGGCTCATCACGTAACGACCAATCTCCTGATTTCTTAAGTAACTTCAGACCTGCAGGCGAACGTGCCTTTGTGCCTCAGTATACATTTCACTGTGGACTACCCACTTTTGCTAAATCTACACCTGCTTTGATGTCACATAGGTGGGGGTATGCCACTCCCTACGTTGCTTTTAGTCAAGGTGTATTACTTAGTAGGTATTCGTGTGCCATATCAGAGGATATACATTTTGTTGCAAACAATGGAGAAATTAAACGTCAACATGAAACGTGTTTGATGTCTTACGTATGTCCTAGTGGTAAGAAAGGTAGCGATATAGCTATAGCTAAGTGGGGTACTCATGAATCACAGTATCGTAACATAGATTGGTCTACTTATGATATTTTACATGGTTATCATTTGCCTTGTAACAACAAAGAAAGGTATAAGAACTTTAGCATAGACCCAATCAGGATACCTATTGATGAGTGGCAGGAGCAGGTTGACATCAGTAAACCTTATCCACTGCTAACCAAACGAGCTTTGTTTAGCTTAACAAATCCTACGATTAACGTAGAAGCTATGATTGACTCTCATGTTGCAGAGGTCAAGCACGTAGCAAACTTTGACGATTGCAACTGTACTAATTACTTAAACCCAATTATATCTAAGGAGGATATATAATGAATACATATTACAATAATCAGCTCTTGTATAAATCCAGACCAAGTTTTGACGAGCTTACTGTCATCAAACGAGCCAAAGATATGAATGCTCTATTGTATGATTTACTTGTCACTCGTTCACCTCATGGTCACGAAGATAAGATTAGTGTTATCATACAAAAGTTCTTGGCTACAAACAAGATTGGTTGTGAGGTTAAGAAAGATGAGAAAGGTAATCTCATTATCAGAAATGATAAAGATGCACGAACCATGTTCAGTTGTCACATGGACGTTGTATCTGGTCAACGTCATGGCGATAATAATACTTTGTTTACCACTGAAGATGGCTATGTCTATGCAGGCATTGACAAAGAGGTGTATCAATTCAAATCTGTAAAGACAAATGAAGTTCATACAGAAGATGAAATTAAACGCCTCGCTAGAGATAATGGCTTTGACTATGAGTATTACACAATCATGCCACGTAACACTCGTAGACGTATTGCATCTGTCTATGGTACAGACGATATGTTTCAGCAGGCTTGGACACTATGTGATGGCATGGACTACCAAGTTGACAATGGTTTTGAAACTTTGCCTAATGTTCTTGGTGCAGATGACAAACTTGGTTGTTACATTATGTGCAGACTATTGCAGGCTAAAGTGCCAGGTCTGTATGTGTTTCATGTAGGTGAAGAGTGTGGTGGCATTGGTTCAAGCTACATAGCTAAAGAAACACCAGATGTTGTCAAGAACATAGACTATTGTGTTGCTTTCGACAGAATGGACTATGAAGATATTATCACTAATCAATCTGGTGGTCGTTGTTGTTCAGACGAGTTTGCTGATGCATTAGCTGAGCAGATGAATGTGAAGTTACCACCTAGAAAACAAATGTCTAAATCTTCTGGTGGTACATTTACTGACTCTGCCAACTACACTAGGCTCATTCCAGAATGTACAAATGTATCTGTTGGTTACAAAAGACAACATACGGAGTCAGAACACTTTGACCACGAATGGTTAGAACGTCATCTCATTCCTGCTTTACTCAATGTCAAGTGGGTATCGTTACCTGTTAAGCGTGACCCAAGTGCTATCGAAACATTTGGCAGATACTCTGGTGGCTACAGAAACAGAGCCTGGAGTTTATGGGGCGAGGACTCTGATTATTACAGGGGTTCTTCTCCGTACACTGTCAAAGAATTGTTTGACAAAGATGAGCCTAAAGATGAAAGGAGGACTCCTGCTCAAATCAATCAATCTGCTATTAGTAAAGCACAACATCAGATAAACACCAGAATGGAGGAGTTTGAAGTAGAAGCTGGTTTTGAAGATGACGAAAAACCCAGAGATAAGGTTGACAGAGTGCTATTTACATTTTACAAAAATGATATGTCATTACGAGATATTGCCGAGATGGTCGTTGAGGCTCATGAGCATGAAGACGATTGGGGTACAGGTTCTTTCAATAAACATTATGGGGGGTAATTTTATTGTTTGACATCAGGGAGGTTATGTAGTATAGTTCGCCTACTACTTATTAACGAGTAGTTGAGTACCTCCCTGCACTTGCCCCTGCCAATTCTGGTGGGGGCTTTTTTTTGTCAGGTATTTGATATTGACATATTCTAAATGCTATGTTATAAACGGCATACCTGCCGACCCCACTATAACTATAAAAATAAAGGAGATACAAATGAAAAATAACTCAGATGATTTAAACAAGAAACTTGTAAAAAGAATAAAGAAGTGGTTAAAAACTGAAATAAAACAGTATAAAGCAACTTATGAGCTAGTTGATGAAAAGCACATAGATGACCCATATAAAGAAATTCATTTTGGTAGAAAGGAGTGTGCTATAGGATTAAAAAGAATGATAAGTATTTGGGAGAAAGAGTTAAAATGATAATTAAAACTGCGTTAATGTGCCTAGCTCTAAATGTTTATCATGAAGCTAGAGACCAATCTACTGCAGGGCAGATTGCAGTAACTCAAGTTGTCATCAATAGAGTTAATGACACTAGATTTCCAGATTCCATATGCAAAGTTGTAAAACAACCTGGGCAGTTCTCTTGGTTCTGGGATAAAAAATCAGATAAACCATACGAAGAAAAAGCATGGCAGAAATCTTTAATGGTGGCTAGAACAGTTTATGATGGCAAAACCATTGACATAACAGATGGTGCTACATATTATCATGCTAATTACGTTAATCCATCTTGGGCAAGAAAACGTACAAAAACTGTAAGAATAGATGACCACATTTTCTACAAATGGGATTGATATGAACATATCAGATATAATAACTAGATACGCACCTATTGAGGGGGATAGAGTGCGTATGTCTTGTCCTATCTGTGGTGGTAAGGACACTTTAACTATTTCAAAAATAGACGGAAAACTTTTGTGGAACTGCTACAAGGCTAGTTGTGACATCAAAGGAGTACAAGGCTACTCTAGGTCTAAATCTGAAATAAAAAATTTTTTGCAAAAAAACTATCACATGTCTGACTACTATCCCGATTTTCTAGATTTGGGCCGATTCACATTTTTTTCCACAAATTCTAGAGTATTGAGTTACCTAAATAAAAACAACTGCATGGACGCACTAAACAAAAAACTTGTAAAGGTTGTGTATGACCCACAAAGAGACAGAGCTGTGTTCTTAATAGATTTCCAGGGAAAGACGATTGATGCTATAGGAAGAAGTTTGAACAAAGATACAAAACCTAAGTGGTATAGATATGGAAAATCAAATAAATTATTTACGTGTGGTAATCATGACACGGCTATACTTGTTGAGGATGCAGCTAGTGCCTGTGCCGTATCGCATGTTGCAACAGGAGTTGCCCTAATGGGTACGCATATGAAAGATGCCGATTTAACTTTTCTAAAAAAATTCAAAGAAGTAAAGATATGTCTCGACCCAGACGCAACTCGCAAGGCACTTGACATGCAAAAGTATTTAGCATATATTGTTAATTGTAATATAATAAGAATAAATGATGACTTAAAATATTATAACGCAGAGGAGATAAGACAATTAGTATTGAACAGCAATTAATTAAGTTGTTGCTTCGTAAAGATTTTTACGACAACAATAAATCTAAAGTTATTCGCTCTATGTTTCCACAAGAGTTGGCGGATTTGTTTGACACAATCGTAAAAGGTCACAACAAGTACGATAGAGATTTAACTGTGCTTGAAGTTAGAGAGCTGTATAGTGTGGATAATCCTACAGCAACTAGAGCACGTAAAGAAATAATATATGATATACTTGATGACATTGATTCGCTACCTCACATTGGTGAGGATGTAGCTAATGATGTTGTACGTAGTATATGGCAACAAGAGGTGGGCAGACGCATAGCTGATTTGTCTTTGGCTATTATGGAAGGCTCTACTGAAAAACTACAAGAGATAAAATCAATCGTAGAAAAGTCAGAGGATGGCTTTGTACCTGATGATGAAACTGAGCCTGTACCTACAGACTTAGATACTTTACTAGACTATGTTCAGACAGAGGATTGCTGGCAGTTTAATATACCCAGCTTATCTAAGTTAGTTCGTGGTGGTAAAGGTGGCGAGTTCATGATTGCTTTTGCTAGACCTGAGATTGGTAAAACTGCATTCTATGTATCGCTAGCCGCATCTCCAAATGGTTTCTGTTGCCAAGGTGCGGATGTTCACATTATTACAAACGAAGAGCCTGCTAGAAGAACTATGCTTAGAGCGGCATCTGCATACACAGGATATACACAAGATGAACTGTTTATGAAAAAAGGAGAAGCTAAGAAAGTATTCTCAGAGATAGCACCTAATCTTACAATGATTGACAACGTGGATGCATCTATAGAGTGGCTCAATGTATATTGTGAAACTAAAAAGCCAGACATATTAATCATTGACCAACTAGATAAGATTAATGTTATGGGTTCATTCGCCAGAACTGATGAGAAACTTCGTGCTATATACACTAAGTTTAGAGAAGTTTGTAAACGTCACAATCTTTTTGGTATTGGTATTAGTCAAGCATCTGCAGACGCAGAGAGCAAAACTAATGTTACTTATGCTATGATGGAGAATAGTAAAACTGGTAAAGCCGCTGAAGCCGATTTAATTGTTGGCATCGGTAAATCTGACATAACTGACAATAAAGATGAGAGAAGATATCTTACTATATCTAAAAATAAATTGACAGGCTTTCATGGTAATATAGTGTGTAACTTAGACATAGCAAGAAGTAGGTTCACAGCATGATTACAACATTAGATGTAGAAACAACATTTCAAAAGGACGATTCTAGAAGAACCGACCCTACACCATTTCATCATGATAATTACCTAGTATCAGTACAATATAACACATGTTCTGACAATAAGCCTAAGTTTGTTTGGTTTAATCATGAGGAAAAGGACACTGATGTAAAAATATCACACTCACAAGTGCAATCAGTGCTGGATAATACAGATTTACTTGTAGGTCATAACATAAAGTTTGACCTTGTTTGGTTGTGGGAGAGTGGATTTAAGTACAATAAACGTGTTTATGACACTATGATTGGTGAATATTTACTGATGCGTGGGCAAAAATGGGGGGTTAGCCTTGAAGAATCATGCAAAAGACGTAAAGTTTCTCTAAAAAAGAGTGATTTAGTTATAGATTATCTTGCAAAAGGCATGGGATTTAATAAAATGCCACCAGAAGTTGTTGAAGAGTATGGCTGTGCTGATATTTTATCTACAAGAGAGTTATATAACTCACAAGTTGACCTATTTAAGAAGCCTGTAAACTTTGATATGTCTAAACAATTGAAGTTGATGAACAGTTTTCTGTACATATTAGCGATTATAGAAAGAAATGGCATAAAAATTGATTTACAACAGTTGACAAAAGTTAAACGTGACTACGAAAATGAGAAAAAATCTCTTGAAAGTAAAATGGAAGAGATAATGTATGAGGTCATGGGCGATACTCGTGTCAATTTTGCATCACCAGAACAGTTGAGCCAGATGATTTACTCTCGTAAAGTCATCAATAAAAAGAAATGGGCTGAAGTTTTTAATATAGGTTTGAACGAAAAAGGCAAGCCTTTGTATAGACCCAGGATGAGCACTAGTGTTTTTGCTAATAATATCAAGGCTTTAACTCAAAGAGTTTACAAGACTAGAGCTAGTCACTGCAAAAGTTGTAAAGGCATTGGTACATATACTAAAGTAAAAAAAGATGGCAAGCCTTACAAAAAACCTACCAAGTGTTCTGTTTGCATTGGCAAGGGTTATGTCTTAGATAATCTTCCTAAGATTGGTGGTTTGACCATGAACCCTAGAGATATATTAGATGTATCCGCTAACGGTTTTGCCACTGATAAGTCCACTATGTTACGTTTATTAAGTGTAGCTAGACGAAAAGGCAACAAAGATGCTGAAACATTTTTAGGTTGTGTTACTAGACTTAACGCAGTAGATGTTTATCTTAACAGTTTTGTGGGAGGTATAGAGAGAAATACACGTATCAATGGTGTATTACATCCTAAATACAATCAGTGTGTAACTAGAACAACTAGATTGTCATCATCTGACCCAAACTTTCAGAATCAACCTAGAGGTAATACATTTCCTGTGCGTGCAGTTGTTGTATCTAGATTTGAGAACGGTAAGATATTACAGGCAGATTATAGTCAGCTAGAGTTTAGAGTAGCCGCACAACTATGTGGTGATGAAAATATGTTGAAAGATATATTAGATGGTAGTGACGTACATAGGTACACTGCATCAATTATATTTGACAAACCAGAAAAAGATGTTACAAAGGAAGAAAGGACTATGGCAAAGGCTCATACATTTAAACCCTTGTATGGGGGTGTCACAGGTTCACCAAATGAAACAGCATATTATAAAGCTTTTGTAGAAAAATACCCAAAGTTAGGAGAATGGCATGAAAATATACAAACTGAAGCTATATCGACAGGTGTTGTTGCTTTGTATACTGGTCAGCAGTTTGCTTTTCCAGATACTAGACGTCTTGCTAGTGGTGTTGCGTCGAACGCCCCTGCAATCAAAAACTACCCTGTACAAGGTCTTGCAGGTGGTTGCATTATGCCGTTGGCACTTATTAAATTACAATATCAAATTAACCACAAAAAGTTACGCTCTCTTATTATTAATACGGTCCATGACTCCGTTGTAATTGATGTATTTCCTGGTGAAGAGGACACTGTAGCTAAAATTGCATACGACTCTATGACAGGCGTAACTGATTTGTTTGAGAATATGTACAATGTAAAGTGGACAGTGCCACTAGAAGTTGACATAGAGATTGGAAAAGATTGGTTAAATATGAAAGAAAAAAATATATTATGTTGACACCCTTGACATTATCGTGTACAACATATAAATCTAAAGGTAGTAGAAAAGGAGAAACCTATATGAATAGTTTACCTACAATAAAAAAAGATATAAATTTCAATGACATAGCAGATGTTATTGGTCAAACTACAGTTGATGGGCCAAGCATGGCTCACTCTATTTTAAAAATAAATAGAGACCACGAAGATGATGATGGAAGACAGATTCCTGCAGGCTCTTGGACAACTATGGATATGGATGGAAACGTCGTATATTCTAGAGATGTCAAGTTACAAATATTCTTGCAGAGATTCCAATATCAACAATATGACCCTGACGCAGGTGAAACAGTTAACAAGTCAATTATGGCCAAGAATCTCTTTCCTAACACAGAGATTCCAGATTGTCTTGGCACTATGCGTTGTGGTTCTGTTCCTCTCGCAAAGAGGGATTCACTAACTGGAGATGATGCCATTCGCCAAAAGCAGACATCATGTTACAGGATGCTATACGGTAAGGCATCCCTAGCAAATGCGGTCGATGCTGATGGTAAAGATGTTGGGGATGTCATCGTTCCTGTTCTTTGGAGAGCTAGGGGAGCAAACTTTATGCCTCTGTCTGAAACACTAGACTCTTTGTCATCACAGAAAAAACCTTTTATCTTTTATAATTTAAGTGCTACACTTACTAAGAAGAAGAAAGGTAGTAATGTGTACTACGTAGCGGAGTTTGCTGTAGACAAGCAGGCATTGGAGTTTACCCCTGCCGACCAAGAACTACTTCACTATTTCTCTGATTTAGTGGATAAAGAGAACAAATATGTCATGGGACAGCATGATAAAGCACTACAAAGTAAAGGTATCATTGTTGATGCGTCAATGAGTGATGATACAATCGTAGACGATGCAATCACTGACATAGACAGTGCTCTTGATGATGATTTGAACAACCCTGAGTTGATGGTCAGCGGATGAACATTCATCAAGCCAAATTGCTTTCATTCTTATCCAAAGCAGCAAATGGGGGGGCAGAAATGCCCTCTCAACTTCTAGAGGAGTTTGGGGATTTAGCTAAGAAAGCCTTGCAGAAGCATTTCACTAAGCAAGATATATTAGATGAAGGCTTTAGATTAAGAATGAGCAATATTGGCAAACCTCTTTGTCAATTACAGATGCAAGCACGAGGGGAGGAAGAAGAACCCAATGATTATAGTTTTAAAATGCGTATGATTATTGGTGATATTCTAGAAGCAGTGCTTATAACTTTAATTAAGGCATCTGACATAGAGGTAAAAAATATTCACAAAAAAGTTGAGTTACAAGACAAAGATATAGATGTCAAAGGTGAGTTCGATATAGAATTATCTGATGGCATCTATGATATTAAAACTGTATCACCATATGCATTCGACCATAAGTTTAGTGTGGACAATGCATTTGAAAGTATAAAAAGCAGTGACACCTTTGGTTATGTATCTCAAGGTTATGGTTATGGAGTTGCGGCAGGCAGACCATTTAAAGGGTGGATAGCTCTTAACAAATCTACAGGTCAAATAGCTTTTGCAGAAGCTCCAGATGATAAGAAGCAAAAGAAAGAGGTTGTAGATGCTATCAAAAAAACTCATAGGACCATTCATAATGGAGAACCTTTTAAAAGATGTTTCACCGACGTTGAAGAGACTTATTATTCAAAACCTACAGGAAACAGAATCTTGGGATTTGAATGCTCTTACTGCCCATACAAGTTTTCCTGTTGGGAAAACCTCGAATATAGACGCCAACTCCCCAGCAAAGGAAAAAACCCAAAGTGGACTTGGTATACAACAATATCTGATGAGTGGCGTAACACTGCAGATTAAGTATGGGGATGACAATGTCAAAAACTTTAAACTCAAGAGGTACGAAGCGGAAGATTTTATACAACAAATCCAGAGTGGTGAGGCGTTCCCCTGCATCAGAAGCGAAGAAACCTCAACGTACATCCCTATCAAAACCGTCAAAGAGATACGTATTGAAGAAGAAAATGTCCCCAAGGACATCAAAAGCAAAGGGTAGAAGATTACAAACCTGGGTAGCAGACAAACTACTTTCTGTATTTAAAAACTTAACTAGTTTAGATGTTAGGTCAACTCCAATGGGAGTCAATGGAGTAGATGTGCAATTATCTACTGCCGCCTTTAAAAAATTTTCTTATGATATAGAGTGTAAGAATACAGAAAGAACAAAAACAATTTATAATTATTATGAACAAGCAATTTCACACAATAATAAGGGCGAACCTTTATTAATAATAAAAATGAATAGACAGAAACCCTTGGCAATCGTAGATGCCGAACATTTTATAGAGATGGTCTCATGCAAAAACTTAAAACAATAACATTAGCTGAAGGAGATTCAGCCTTAATAATTAGAACTGTTAAAGAAGATGAAGCGTATGATGTAGAAATACTTCATCATTTTCCAAATAAAAAAGATATGAGTGATGATGAAGTAGCTTTTTATACTTTACTATTGCGTGGCATGGCAGACTATGCTATGAATAATCCAGAGTCACTAATAGAACAAGGTCAGTTAAGTTTTTCAAGAGATTTTAATCAATTACATACCATACACTAAAGGAGGAATTATGTCAGAGCAATTACATTTTAATGGTATATATAATCAAGATGATGGAGATGAGGTTAATAGTCCATTTCATTATCGACAAGGAAATATAGAGTGTATAGAAGCAATGAAAGCAATGTTAGGGGATGGTTTTGAATACTATTTACAAGGTGCTATATTAAAGTATCTGTGGAGATATCACTACAAAGGTAAGCCTGAGCAAGACTTACAGAAAGCACATTGGTATCTTGAATTACTACAAGAAACTGTTAGGTCTAATAATGTCAACTCAAACGGTAAAGGTTAAAATAAGTATTATAGCTAATGTGGATGTGGAGGAGTTCACACCAGATAAAGAAGAACTGCCAATCATGTTAGAAGAAGCAGTAGAAGATTTAATACATGAATTTTCTGGAATAGATGCAAAAGATGTAAGTGTAAGTTATTAAAGGAGAAAAGTATGAATAACGCATTACCAACTGATTATCAAAATTTTATAGCTATCTCACGTTATGCACGTTGGATGGATGACCAACAACGTAGAGAAACATGGAGCGAAACTGTGACTCGATATGTAGACTTTATATCTAGTAAAGCTAACATAGATTATGATACCACAGAACAGATATGGGATGCTATATATAGTCTACAAGTGATGCCAAGTATGAGAGCTTTGATGACCGCTGGACCTGCATTAGAAAGAGATAATACTGCAGGCTATAATTGTGCTTATCTTCCTGTTGATGATATGAAATCATTTGATGAAGCTATGTATGTACTATTATGTGGAACTGGTGTAGGGTTTTCTGTAGAAAGAGACAAGATAAATAAACTACCAGAGATACCACATACCTTATACGACAGTGATGACATTATTGGTGTACACGATAGCAAAGAGGGATGGGCAAAAGCTTTACGTAAATTAATAGCTTTATTATATGCAGGAGAGATACCGTCTTGGGATTTATCTAAAGTAAGACCTGCGGGTGCTAGACTAAAGATATTTGGTGGTAGAGCATCTGGACCAGGCCCACTAAATAATTTATTCACATTTACTGTAAATTTATTTAAAGAAAATAAAGGTAAGAAACTTTCTAGTTATGATTGTCACAGTTTAATGTGTAAGATTGGTGAAGTAGTTGTATCTGGGGGTGTTCGTAGAAGTGCCATGATATCTTTATCTAATTTATCTGATATACGAATGAGACATGCTAAAACAGGTAATTGGTGGGAAACTGCACCTCACATGGCGTTGTCTAATAACAGTGTTGCGTATACAGATAAGCCAGATTCTGAAACTTTTTTAAGAGAGTGGACTTCACTTGTAGAGTCTCGCTCTGGAGAAAGAGGTATATTCAATAGAGTAGCCGCACGTAAGCAGGCCATGAGTTATGGCCGTAGAGACCCACAACACGATTTTGGATGTAACCCCTGCAGTGAAATCATTTTGCGTCCCTATCAGTTCTGTAACCTCACTGAGGTGGTAATTAGAGAGGGAGATGACTATAATGCTATTTGTCAGAAAGTAAAGATAGCTACTATACTTGGAACAGCACAAGCTACACTGACAAACTTCCCATATTTAAGAAAGATATGGAAAAAGAATACTGAAGAAGAAAGACTACTTGGTGTATCTTTGACAGGTATTATGGATAACATTATGATGAGTGGGCAAACCCCATTACACAGAGAAAAGTTACCTAGTATTCTTGAAAGTCTTAGAATGACAGCAGTAGAAACTAATATAGAATATGCTAAAAAGTTTAACATTCCTGCAAGTACTGCTATAACTTGTGTTAAGCCAAGTGGTACAGTGTCACAATTATGCAACAGTGCATCAGGTATCCATGCCAGACACAGTAGATTTTACGTGCGTACAGTTCGTGGAGACAACAAAGACCCACTTACACAGTTCATGCAAAATCAGGGCATACCTAATGAGCCTTGTGTTATGAAACCAGAGACAACAACTGTATTTAGTTTTCCAATGAAGTCACCAGACTCTTGTGTTACTAGGCATCATATGTCTGCTATAGAACAACTAGAGATGTGGCTAATATATCAAAGGAATTGGTGTGAGCATAAGCCATCTGTAACTGTATCTGTTAAACCTGACGAATGGGTTGATGTAGGTGCATTCGTGTACAAAAACTTTGATGAGATGTCTGGTGTATCTTTTTTACCTTATGATGACCATGTGTATCAACAAGCACCATATCAAGATATGATATCAGCAGAACAATCTTGGGAACTTGGTGTATCTACACATGCACCGACAGGAAAAGATGTACCATTTACAGTTGAGCACTACAATGCTATGAAAAGAAATATGCCTGCCTCAATTGATTGGACTAAGCTAGCCGACTTTGAAAAAGAAGACACTACAAAGTCATCCCAGACTTTTGCATGTAGTGGAGATTCATGTGAGATTGTTGATATAGGAGCTTGACATGATAAAGAAAAACATTAAGTTCTTTTATAGAGGTCGTAAAGACTTTTACAAAGTAGAAGAAATAGGAAACAGAAAACACCATGTGTCTAATCCTTTTCCTGCAGAATCAGATAAAGGAAAAGAATGGCAACGTGGATTTAATAACAGTTATTTTATAAATTTAAAAAGGCAGAAAGCTCATGAGCAAAATAGAAAGACCAAGTAAAGAAGACAGAAGTAAATGGGATATTAAGTTTACTGATGATTTAAAATTTGGAGAAAAAGGCGAGAACGATTTATATAACATAATACGTAATTCTACTATGGAAGTTAAATCTGATAGGAAATGGAAGTCCACAGGTAATATTGCTATTGAGTTTGAGTGTAATGGAAAACCATCAGGTATAGCTAAAACAGAAGCTGATTATTATGGTATAAATTTATGTTACGGAGATGCATACTGGGGGCATCTTGTTTTTCCAACAGATAGAATGCGTGAGATAGCTAGCACATTTAGATACTGTTATGGTGGCGATGGTGGAAGAGCCAAAATGTATTTAGTAAAACTTGCAGAATTATTTGATGTGGATAAAAAATAATGTTAACAGATAGAGAGGTAAAAGAGATATGTCAAAAGCAATCAGAGGAAGCTTACGGTATGTTCTTATGGTTTTGCAAGTGGTTTTCGTATTACTGCTTGTTTATTCTTATTGTACTAGCGTCCTGTAATTTTGGTGTAGATGGCACAGGCGGAACAGGTAACTCTGCTCTACACGAAGAATATAAAGATAGGATGGGATTAAAATGAAACCGTATAACAATGAAGGTTTTGGTCTAGCTTTTCTAACGATAATATTTTTTATGCTAGTTTTTCCTGCAATGATTCTTTTTACATCGCTAGGCACATGGGATATGTTTTGGAAAATGCATTTACCTGATGGAGATTGTTGGGAAAACAATAAACACGAAAGGGTTTGTAAAGATGCCAAGTAAAATGCTTGAATTAAAAAGTGAATTAGAGGTGCATCTATCTCCTACCCCTAGAGGTATTGGAGTAACTTTAGCACCTGAAACGCCAGGAAAGGCGGCTTCTTACGCAGAATATAATTGGGCGGAGCTTATAGGGGGATTGTGTGAAGCTCATACAATACCAGTGTTACACGATAAAGATGTACGAATTACTGAAGACAGTTACAAATATCTCCTTGAAGTAGTTCTCATAATGAAACAGCAATCTGACTTACTGTTAAAGAAAGCTAAATCCTTTACTATAGTTACTTGAGCATGGTTCTAATATCAGGTATATTCGATTTAAAATTACTATTTGTTATACCATTGATAGAATCGCCTCCACCAAATAGTTCAAATGATTGGTCTAACAAACCATCAGAACGGCCCGCTTCTAAATAAGCAGTAGCAAGCACTGTGCCTAAGTATCCATCAAGTTGTAACATTTCTCTGATTATTCCATCATCTCCTACTTCTGCTTGTTTAATTTTTCTTAACATTAAATCTGCTAATCTAGGATTTGATAATAGTTTACCCATTCTTTTTTGAGCACTTAATCTACCTACTGTAAAAATAAACTTTGCAGGGTCTAAAGTATATAAGTTTGCTATTAATTGAGCACCAGACAAAGCAGAACCAGCGTCTGTACCTGTAGATTGTATTACTTGTGCATAGTTTGTTATCCCTTTTATTATTTCTAAATTTTCTTCACCCACTAATTTTTTTAATGATGGGTTATTTTCTATTAGCGTAACTTTATCCACTAATACTTTAGGGTCTATAGTAAAATCTCCTACTTCACCATACGCACTGTTTTTGGTCACATCTTTTATAACACCACTTTCTTTACTAAATATGTGGTCAAAAACACCTTTTCTAGCATTAAGCAATTGCGGACCAGGTCTTCCTGTACGCATTGTGCTGATACCATCTGATTTGTATATAATGTCTAACATAGATTTAGCATTAGATTCTATTTGTGCTGGGTCTTTAAAAAAATCATTAATAGCCGCACCAAAAGGTGTAGTTTTTTCCATCTGTAGTACATCACCAGTTATTCTGGCTTGTATTTTAGATAGTGTTATGGCCTCTTGAACTAAAAGTTTTTCATTAATTTCATCTAAACCTAATATTCTTTTTTCTGGTCCACTAAAACTCCTTAAATAATCCACTAAGACTTTGGGATTTGTACTACCCTCAGCTAAATTAGTTGCAGCCATATCTTTTAACTTATTGCTAATTAAAGAAGCAAAAGCTAATTTCATTTGTGTAGTTCCTAAATATTGCTCTGGTGTTAATGTTTCTCCTTTTGTATCAACTAATTGACTTTTTGGTTCTCTAAGTCTTAATGCTCTATCTGTTTCATCACCAAAATCTTTAATTTCAGTTTTTCCAAACACAACTTTTGGTTCAGTTGATTGTAAGTTTTTAAGAGTAGCTCTTATATACCGTTCTAGGTTTTCCATTGTCTTCAAAGTTTTAGTAGGTACTTCAGTTGGGTCAACTGTACCTACCTTACTACCAAGTATACTAGCTACAAATGGTTTAGTTTCTTTGCCTAACCTATCCGCTTCTGCAACTAGGTTCAGTAATTCATTTCTTGTTACAACTTTGGTTTCTGCGTAAAATGTATTTGCTTGTTTTAATTTTTGGTCTATTTCTTTAATTAAAGTAGCTCCATCGTCTTTAAATTTATCATTTTTTCTTAATATAGGATTTTTATAAGTGTTTATTAATGTATTTCTTAATTTCCTAATATAATCTAATTGATTTTGCACTGGAACTGGCATAGTCTTGCCCTCAAAACTACTTCTTATTCTTTTATCTATGTTTGATAATTGTTGAGAGTACTCAAAAATTATTTGTGCAGGCGTTTTAACCTGAGAAACAGTATCTACATTATTTTGCATATTTTTTATAAAGTCATCTTTAGCTGCTCTTATTTGTTCTTTGTTGAGCTGATTACCTTTACCTAATCTAAGTAACTGTTCCTCAATCATTTCTAACTGTCCATTAGCCCATTCTACATTAGACAGTTCACCTATTATTTTTATGGTTTTTTCTTGTTTTAACTCTTTAGATGTTACTGGTACAATTGTCTTTTTAGTTTCTCTTATAAAAGACTTAACATTTGTTAAATCTAAAGCACGACTACCTACAGTATTCGTAACTTCTCTATACATTAATCGAGTTTGTAGATTTCTTAAGAGTCCGTATAATAACACCATCTCAGCTTGTGCATCACCTAATTTATCAAAATCTAAATCTCTTACAGACCTGTCAAAGGCTGCAAATCCCTCTTGAAATTTTTCTAAATCTCCTCCTCCCATAGGAGGTATAAAGTCTCCTGCATCATCTGTTATTCCTTTGTCTCTTAATTCTGTTATAAACTTCATAAACTTTCTATTCTGTGTACGAAACTTAAATGGTATGACATTAGTTGTCTGTTCTGCAAGAGATGCAAAACGCTGTAATATTTTATCTGATGTTACTTGAGTAGGTAATAATTTACCTAACTTAAATTTTTCAGCAAAATCAGCAGCTTCGCTTGCAGATTTAAATATTGATGTTGAGGTATCTAAAGCGGGTTTTGCAAATTGGTCATGTAATTTTCTTGAAAGTTGTCTACTAACGTAAGTAATAACTTTTTTACTTAGAGGAATACTTCCAAATAAAGCTTCTATTCTACCTGACATTATTTCTTCTTGAGTTAAGTCATCTCCTACAAAAGGTAATGGCTGTACCGTAGATTGAGCAAGTTCTCCTAAAGTTTCAAAAAATGTTTCTGTCTCTTCTTCCTTTAGTCCTAATGCTTCCGATATTTCATTACGAAATTTTTCTGCCTGAACTCCGCCTGCATAAAGAGAGTACGCTAATACAAAAGGTGCAGCTATTTTTCCAGGTAGTCCTGCTCTTGATACAGCAGCACTTGTAGTTAGAGCAGTAGCAACCACTGCAGTATCTAGTGCAAGTTCACTGGCTATATAAGGAACATAAGTCTGAGTATAATCAGCTAATCCATATTTAGTTGTACTATAAGGAGTAAATGAACCATCATCACGTTCCACACTAATTAACATACCAGTTTCAAAAAACAAAGGATTTGCATCTTCATCATATAAAAATTTTATTCCTCTTTCTCCACCATCAGGCATTTTAGTTAAACCTAATCTATATGCCTCTTCTACTTCTTCTCTTTTTAATCCAAAAGCAGATTTCATTTGTGAAGTCATAGTTAAATAACTAGCGGATTCATCTGATGTTAAATCTAATTCACCCCCTATGTTTTCTACTAGTTGTTGTCTACGTTGAGCAGTTTCCTTTGCCCTATCTTCAAATGTTTTTATGGGGTCGCCTTCTCCAAGGGGTAAAGTAAACATGCTGCCAGTGCTGCCAGCAACACCCTTTAAAGTAGTATCTAGTATTTGTTGTAATTTAGATTTTTTAGGCTCTGTTGGAGTAACTTCGACTGTAGTGTCTTCTTGATTTATATCAGGAGAAGTTTCAGTCTCTTCTTCTTTTAACATACTCCGTATATCAGGTATTGCACTCATTATTATCTCCTAGTTTCTAGTAGTAAAATTATCCCAGTCTAATTCTGGATGACTATCTAATAAAGAGTTGACGTTACTGTTTCTATGTTTTTCACCACCTAATGCATATAAATGAAAATCTTGCATAACAAACTGCATCTGAGAAACTGCCATTCTAACTTTAGCATTAAACATATTTATTTCATCTTCCGTCATTTGTCCTAATTCTTGTGCATTAGGAATTTTATCTACTCCATAACCACGCACAAGTCTATTAAATGTTTGTTTTGCTAATGAATCGCCAGAGTCTTTTCCTATTTTAAAACCTAATTGTTTTTCTATGGAATTAATATATGCGGCCTCTACTCCTACTTGTTCTCCTAGTGCTATGTAGTCTTGTTCATTAGATGGGTCTAGTCCTTCGACCAAAGGTTCGTATACTTCCTGAACCGCTAACTCTTTATCAAAGTCTAAATCATATGCTCGCAACATTGCATCTTTAGTCATAGCAGCTTGAATAACCATTAATGCCGCTTGTCCTCTTGTAGTTCCAAGTAAGGAACTATTTTCTAGCACAAATATAAAGTTTCTTACAATTTTTAAATCCTGGTCAGATAAACGAGGGTCTTTAAATAATATATCTTTAGCTTCCCCTAGTAATGCTATACCATCAGTTCTAGCTCTTTGCATAGCTGCTATATCTTTTGCACTGTTACCAAATAATGTTTTGTTACCTCTAGATAAACTACCAAAGATATCACTAATGTCACCTCCAAGCAATTTAGCTGAACCTAGAATGTTAAACGCATCAGGATACTCAAGATAGGTTGTTAGTAATCTTCCTAATCTTGCTTCTCCCTGTAACGCTGTAGTTCTCTTTTCTTCATACAGTGTTTGTTGTTTATCATTAAGTGTAATTAATCCACCACCTGAAGTAAAAGCATCTACTTTAACTAATCTATGCGTTTGAGTTTCTGGGTCATATCTTAGTAACATTGGACCACTCTTTGTAAGTTTGATGTTACCACTAGCTAACATACCAGCAATTCTTATTTTAGCGACTCTCATCTCATCTTCAGTCATATCTCTATCGTTGTTATCTCTAAAAGCTATCATTTCCATTTTTATTATATCGTTAACATCTTCTTCTCTTGATGTTAGTTTAGGTCTTGTTACTTTTCTAGATATAGCTACTAATTCAGTTACAAGCGGAGCTAACTCTTGCAGCCTTGCTGTTTTTGCTTCTCTTATGGCGTTTTCATCTGATTGTTCATCAGGAGTTAAATCAAACTTTGATGTGCTTAACACATTAAATTCATTTATAAGATTCATAGCATCTAGATATTCCTCGTTGCTAAATGCTCCAGCGTTTTCCATCAAGTCTTTTAGTGATTGTTTAGTCTGGGCCGTATACAAATCAAGCGTGCTGTCATATGGTGAGGTCTGAGATGTTCTATCTAATTGTCTAAGTAAAAATCCCAACTCACTAGTTACTAACGCATAATCTTGTAGACCTAATCGTACTTCGCTAGCGTCAATTTTTCCTTCTTCATATGCGGTAACCATTTTAAACAGCTTTTGTTTTGATTCTTTTCTTTGTTCATCTGCAGTTTTATATATTTCTAATTCTTGAGCATTTAATTCACCTTTGCTTGACTTATTCTCAAAATTAGTAAACGTAATAGCTGTTTCTGGTTGTGCCTTATTTATTTTTGCAAGTTCGTCAATTATATTTATATCGTCTTTATCCTCTCCATCCGCATCATTTATAAGTTCAGACAGTTGAGCAGACATCATATCTAATGCCTCTTTATTCTCATCACTTGTGTCTTGTCCACTAAGGTAAGAGTCAAGCTTAGGTTGATACATGGTTATTAAAAATTCAGTAGCATCCATTTTATTTCCTGGACCTTCTAAGTCCCCAGGCATAGGCAATTCAATAAATTTGCCAGATAATTTTTCACGATTTGTGTTTATAAACTCAGAGTTACTTTCAACACTTCCACTTATTACAAATGGTTGTGTTAATGCCAAAACTTCTCCTGAATTTAATAACGCCTCAACTTGTGCGTTCTGTTGTATTTCCCTGAGATTAGGATAATTATCTTTAAGTGCAGCAAAAGCTGACTTCCATTTTATATATTCCTTTTGCCAATTTTTGCCTTTAGCTTGTCCTGCCGTAACTTGTTGTGTGTTACTAATAGTTGCTGCTACCTTATCTAATGTACCATCTAAAGAACTTAATGTTGTGGGTAATCTAGCAGCATCTGAAAGTAATACTAGATTTAAGTCAGATTTCTTTTCCATTATCTTTTTTCTAAGGGCAGTTTTTTCTTTTATGCTTGTTGTCATTAATATTTCATTTTGTAACATATGCAATTCGTTACTTATTTCTATTGCGTCTTCACGGTCATAAACATTATTATTTTTATTACTTATAAATTTTTCTACTGCATCAAAATCTTTTGCCAAAGATGCTCCTAACGTAGCTAGCCCTTTACTAGCTAAAGAAAGATTACTTATACCACTAGTTATTTTTAATTTTATAAGTTTTTCCTGTTGGTTAAGTTCTTGAGGTTTAGTTGTTAGTTCTTCAAGTAGGGTAATACCTTCTTCATAAGTTACTGGTATGTCTACATTTTCACCTTTCTCATTTTTTGCAGTATGAGTAAATATAATATCAGTACCCTTAATATAAGGTGCATTAGTTTCTTCATTAATTTGTCCTGCTGCTAATGCAGCATTCATTTGATTTTCGTAGTGTTTTATGAGATATGGACTAGTTTTTCTAGCTTGTGCCAATTTTAATATAGATTCCCCCATACCTAATCTTTTTACGTTAGCTGGTTTGGATAAATTGTTATAGTATTCTCGTGTCATACCTAACTCTTTAAGAACACTATTTTCTATAGCACGTGTTCCTCTGCCATGTAGCATAATATGAAATGCACTTCTTTTTTCTTCAGCGTTATCTTTCATACTCATTGGTTTAGTTGTACCTAACAACGCACCAGTTTGAGTAGTAGCATCTGCTTTTGGGTCTGGTTTTGCTTGAAGTTTTGGATTAATTTTTGTGAGTGTGTTAGGGTTATCCATTATATATTTAACGGCTTGCCCTTCTTCAGCTAGTCCTGCGTCCTCTATCATTTGAACTGTTGCCGCTAAATTATCTAAACTATACTTTTCAAAACCTTCCATCATTGAAAGGGCTTTTGCCTGACTTGCTAATCTAGAATTGATAGCATTTCCTGTAGCAATAGCTGCTTTTCTAGCAGCCTGTTTCTTTAAAACTGTTTCTCTAAAGTTCATAGCAGCTTTTTCATCATTTGGAAGCACATTATTCCAATAGTTATCTGTAAGAGTATCTGCTGCTCCTGCAGCTATGCTTCCTAGTGGACTTGCTAAAAATTTCATTAATCCCATTTTATTCCTCCATAGATTCAGGCTTACTCATTAATCCACCTGCCTCTGTTGTTTTTTCTTCTACTACTTCTTTAGCGGCTTCTAAAGTTTCTGGATTTATATTCATTAGTTCGTTTCTAGCTTTAGCTAGCTTTACCATATTTTGTTTTGCTTCTTTTTCATACCCAGTTCTATATTCTAATCCTGCAGCTTTAGCTATATTAATTATTAACATAACTAGCTCCTCCATAATTAACAGTCCCATGTCTGGAGTGTACAAACCCTCTCCTATACCTTGTAAAATCATAGCTTGTACTATTTGTGACACAGGTATTTTAGCTTCAAGAGCGTTCAATAAATTAAACATAGTATCATCATCTGTGACAATACCCATATACATTTGCATAACGTCATCTATGTTTGTATACTGTGGAGGTTTATCCCAAGGATACCTACCAGGGTCTTCTGTTAGAGATTGTCCAGGAACAGGTTTTTCAAACATACTCCTAGTGTCACCAGATGGTAAAGATAACTCTTCATTAAAATCTAACTCTATTGATTCCATTATTACGACCTCAACATTAATGATTCTAAAAATCTAAAATACTTAGAGCTAGCTTGCAAGTCTGCACTTCTTACAGCTGACACAACTCTTGACGTTTCGACCTGTGGACTATTTACAAAAAATTTAGTAAAGTTTACTTCTGGTAAGTATATATCAGCTTGTGGTGCAGGAGCTTTTTTTCCAAATTTACTTAATATTACACCTTTTAATAAATCTCCAAACATTATTTGTCTCCTTCATTTTCTTTGCTTGGCGTACTTGTAGCGGCATGAATGAGGGTAGCTAAAAAACTACCTATAGAATTTGCATTACTTTGTGCTACCTTTTTATCAAACATTTCTTGTGTAGTCTCTGCTTCTAGTACAGCCATAGAGTAATTAAATGCCCTATCTAAATTATTTTGAGAACTTTGATACACGAAAGATGCTTCATCTCTGTACTCTTGCCATATATTACTTAACGCTGTATTTGACAAATTAAAATAGTTTTGTGCGTTAATTTGATTAGCCGCATTCTGGGCGGCAGTATTAGCCGTGTTTACATTTCTACGCCATTGTGCATTACTTTGTGCAATAACTAAAGCATTGTTAGCGTTAAACTTTTCTATATCTGTTTTTTGTTGTAGTTTAAATTGATTCATTGCATTTACTTGCCCAGCATTAAACTGTGATGATGCATTTTTAGATGCTGCATTTGTAGTATCTATACTAGTTTTTAAATTAGCAAAGAACTGGTCTACTTGGTTTTGTGACGTAGCATTAAACTGGGCGGCTGCATTAACTGCTGCTTGATTAGATAACATTGCCTGTTGCTGAGCCGCTTGATTAATAGTTTTAGCCTGTTGCTCATTAGAAAGATTAGCCATATCCATCTGTAATAAGTTCTGAGCATTTTGCACTTCTGCTTGTTGTCTATTACTTAAATTAGCCATATCCATATTGGCTACACTAGCGGCATTAGCTAACGCCATAGCTTGTCGATTAGATAAGTTTTGTAAGTTAAGCGTTTCAATCATTTTAGAATTAGCAAACACTCGGTTCTGTTCTTGAGTGAACGTCATGTTTGCTGCTTCTGCGAACCTATTAGCATTGAGGATGTTGACTTGTTGTTGATTGCTAAGTTCTTGACCTGTTAATGATGCTTCGACTTGCATCTTTGCTAGACTAACTTGTTGTCTATTAGACAGGTTAGCCATTTCTATTTGTAAATTATTTTGAGTATTTGTTAAGTTAGCCTGCTGTTTATTATTCATTATTGCTTTAGCAGTATCATAGTATGTAGCCGCATCACGAGTAGCAATAGGTAATGCAGCCTCTAATGCTGCTTGTGTTATTGCAGCTCCTGCCATTGATGAGGCAGATAATCCTCTAGCCGCCATCTGTTGACTAGCACCACGAATAACTCCTGCGGCCCATCCTGGTACTTTACCATCTTCAAATTGCTTACTTAATTGTGCTAGTTGTCCTTGGACAGTCATTTCATCTGTGACTTCCATAGTTGCGGCTTGCATATCAGATTGAAATGTTGATTGAGCTGGGTCGTATTGTCCTAAGAAACTTCTATCTGCTGTTGCGGCAGTAGCAAGTTCTTTAGTTTGGTCTACTACTCGACCTGTCATAGGGTCTATTATTTGAGTTGGTTTTTTAAATTTGTTAAGGTCTATATTATTATTCTGAGCAAACTCCTCTGCTGAAACTGAACCTATTTCCTGTCCTAACATACCAGTTGTAACCACACGATTAGTTACGGGGTCATAACTTGTAGAATATTCAGGAATACCAATTTGATTAAGAACAATATCTTGAACTACTTTTCCAAAAGCTTGTTTATCAAATCCAGACAAATCATCTTGAGCCGCTCCAACTCCTAGTGAAGCTTGCCCTGTTTGTGCAGTAATTTTATCTGTTACAGTTCCTTTAGCGGCATCTGTAGTAGCGGCTGTGCCTTCTGCGGCAGTTACTTGTGCCGCTGGTGTAACTGTTGTAGGTGCTACAGTAGCAGCAGTTGATGCACTAGGTCCAGCAGCAAATAGTGTGGTGTCTTTAGCTTGTCCTGCCGTACTACCAATTATTTCATTTGTTTGCACTGTTTGTTTTCCAGGAGTGTACACAGATTGTTGTGCCATTAATGGGTTAGTAACATTCTGTCCCATTATGTCAGCTACACTTACTTCATTTACACCAGTTTTTCCGTTTACAGGTTGTACCACTTTTTTATTAGGGTTAGTATTTGGAGTGGTGTCTATTGGTGTAGGTTGTATTAAACTTGCCATGATATATACCTTTACCTATTGCTAAGAACTCTGTCTAATTTATCTTCTACTCTATGCAGTGCATCCATCACTGCTTGTGTAGAATCTTTAAGTTCACCACGAGTAACATATTCTTCTCGTGTTTTATTTAATAATATATCTATTCTTTTTACCTCTTGTATTAATCCTCTAAATGCCCAAACTGCAGGAGCTATAACTAAAGTTAAAATTACATTCCAAAACATCCACATACTTATTTCCATCTCTTACTCCTGTATTGATTTGAGATACCAGACGAGCCATATAAATCCAACAATTGTTGCCAGTAGTATGAAAATAAATATGCCTTCAATTATACGCTCTTTTATTTCTTGTTGACGATAAAGCTGGTCTTGCCTAGCTTTACGAATCTTCCCCTCCATTGCCAATAATTCATCCCAAGCTTTGTGTCCGTGAGAGAATTGAATAAAGGTTTTAAGTTCATATCTTTGTTCTTCTAGTTTTTTCTTAGCCGCAAAAGCCTCTAAAGCTTCTTGTTCTACTGAACCAAATATCTTACGAAAGATAGGTGGATTTTTTGCTGACTTTTCTTTTTGTTCAACATCTGATACGGCACTCATCCACCTTGATAAATCTCCTGTCATAGACTCTATATCTCGCCCTGCTTGAAAGGCTCGCTTTAAGCCTGCAAATGCCGTGCTTGCCGTGGTTAAAGCTGCACCAATCGTAATAGGGTCAAACATTATTGTTTAATATTTATATTCGTTAAAGACTGTTTATCAAGAAGTTTAAATCCTCTCCTTTCAGCAAAAGTTTTTGGATTATTCTCAAATTTGTCTGCACATTTTTCAAGCCATCTCATAGACATCTCATGTGTAGGTTCACTACCATTATTAATTAATTCATTTTCCATTTTAAGATAATTAAAAACTTCTTTTTGTGCTGAAGCTCCATTGATACCTAAATCAAAAAGATAAATATGGTTTCCTTCATCTATTAAACCCCCTTTTGTTCTAGCTGCACTTAAAGCTTGTTTCAGAGCTGTCATGATGTGGTATCTGTTTTCTTCTCTTTCATACATTTCTTCAGTAACTTCTTTTATTCCAATATGTTCAAGTAACTCATTATATTGGTTAATAAAAAAATTCATCTTACGAATAGCACCTTCTAAATAATTCTTGGTGCTTTCAAGACCACTTCGCAGTTCTAGTATCTTTATTTCTAACAACTCCCTTTCAAGTTCATCTGTAGATTCTTTAAGTTTTATTTCATGTTTTTTTAATTTAACATTTGCTTTTTTACTTGAAATCATATTGCTTTTTATAGCAAGTTTTGTCTTTTCTATTTCAGCTAATGTATGTTTAATAGACCTTATAGGTGTAATAGCTGTAACATCTAAAGTAATGTTTTTAAATTGAGAAGATGTTTTATAAAAATTAGAACAAGCTTTTTCTACTGCAGGTAGTTTAGAATCTATATTTTTTATCATAGCAAGATATTCTGGCTTACTTGAAGTTAAAACTGTTTTTATTTCTTTTATCGCTAATTGATTTTCCATTTACTTTTCCTTTTATGAAGTTGAGGATGTACCACCACAACCATTAGAAGCACCCGACCATTGCATTTCTCCATCTACTAAATCTCCAAAGTCAGAAGCATTACCAGTAGAAGCTATTGTTATATAATCCATTGTAGTAGACCTACCTGGAGATTCATAGTTATAACCACCACATCTAGGCAAAGCTCTTGTCTTACTTGAACCACAAGCTGGATGAGACCTTTTTGAAAGTGCATCTCCAAAATCAGTAGCATTACCAGTTGATGATATCGTTATATATTCTATTGTATCTCTTGGACCATTTGCTGCATTAGTTTGGTCTTCACTACCATGATTTCCAGCACAAAATAAACCTCTGGTGTTACTGCCCATAGAACCATTAGCTCTAGCATTTAAATCTTCTGCACAATCTCCAAAATCAGTACTATTACCAGTGCTAGCAGTGGTTATATAACTTATTCTTTCTGTTCTGCCATTACTAGCGTATCCACCACCAAAACATCCCCTTGTGCTACTTGCACAAGAACCTGCACTAGTATGCCCTTGGTCATTAAGGTCTCCAAAATCTTGAGTATTACCAGTTGATGCTATTGTTATGTACTCTATTTCAGTGTAGTCATAAGCGTTACCTGCATAAACTCCTCTGGTATCATTACTGATTCCAGCAGACCCATAATTATTTCCACAGTCACCAAAATCTGTTCCATCTCCTAATGTATCAAACGTAATATATTCTAATGTTGTTCTTGCTTCACTAGAATTTCCACCTATATAAACTCCTCTAGTAATAGAGGCACAACTTGCACACAGTTGTCTTGATTCACCATTGTTATGAAAGTGCATATCTCCAAAATCACTAGCGTTACTTAAAGTAGCTACATCAACGTACTGCATAGACCTCCTTCGACCACCTCCTGCACCTACCCATCTAGCTGTGAATGCAGATGCACCATACCATTCGTTGAATGACATAGTTGCTCCAGAGGATTTATCTATTAAACCACGAATATCTGAGTCATTAATTGAAGCTGTTGTTCCACTAGAACCCCCTGCTTCTATATGTATTTCATTCAGTGATATTGCACCACTACTTTGTAAAGCCATTTTTAACTACTTTCTAAAGTATTAACTCTTGTTTTTAATTCTCTTATGTCTGAGTTATCAACGGGAAAAGTAGCTGTTTTAAGTGCAAAAGCAGCTTCTAGCTCTTTTAAAGCAGCTACTACAGTCGCCATGTCTGAGCTTCCAGATAAATCATCCCAGTCTACATCACCATATTTCTTATCAGCCATTTAGTTTCTCCTTTAATTCATCAATTTCTGCTTTTAATTCTTTTATAGATTCTATTAGAACAGCTGTTATCCTACCATAATCTACAGATTTAGTTCCCATTTCATCATCAGCTGTCATGACAACTTGCGGAATAATTTTCTCCACTTCTTGAGCAATCACACCTATTCGTTGTCCACCATCTTTATTGTCATCTCTAATGTATGTGACACCTCTGAGTTGTGATACTTTTTCAAGACCGCCCTCAATCGTTTTAACATCAGACTTTAATCTTGCATCAGAGTACGCTGTTACGTTGTCGTTAAACGTAGCTGCCCCTGCATTTGGACCACTTAAACTAAGAGCAGTAGTTATACTGCCAGCATCGTTTACCTCAAATCTCATGTCTTTGTTTGAAACTGAGCTTTGTACATAGAAATTGTTAGATGATTGATATATTTGTCCAAATTGTGTACCATCATCTTTTAGTTTAACTTCTGCCCCATCTACATCAATGATAAGGTCTCCTGCGACATCAATGGTTATGTCACCACTAGCTGTTTTATTTGTGATTGCATCTGTTGCAACACCAAAACTACCAATTTGTACTTGTTCAGTTCCACCAGTAGTAAATCCAATTGTGTCATTTGCTGACTTAAACATACCTGTATTTGTATCACCACTAAAAGTAAAACTAGGAGCTGCACTACCTCCTGTACTTGCTGTAACAGTAGAATTAAACGTAGCTGCTCCTGCATTTTCCATATCTAAGGTAAAGGCAGTAACAGTTACCCCACCATCATTTCCGTTAAAAACCATACGTTTATTAGATACATCTGCTTGAAACGTAAACTCTCCAGAACTTACATTTCTTATTCGCCCTATTTGTGTACCATCATCTTTAAATATAACATCTGCCCCATTAGCATCAAAAGTAATATCACCACCAACATCTAATGTAAAATCACCTGCATCAGATATGGTTGAACCATTTATTGTAATGTCGTCTACAGTAAGAGTTGTTAATGTGCCAAGACTTGTAATATTAGCTTGTGCTGCTGTTTGAAGTGTACCAGATAATTGTGTTGCTGTTAATCTTCCTGTGCTAGGGTTGTAAGTTAAATTACCATCACTTTCTAATCCTAAATTACCACCATCAACATCCCCACCTGCTGTAAAAACAATAGCGTTATCTTCATTAGTGCTTTCATTATCTGTTATAGTTACAGTAGTAGCTACAGTTGCCGTAGCAGCGTTACCTGAATATCCTGAAGAAGTAATAGTTCCAAGAGAACTACCGTTATCTGAAAATGTAATTGTGCCACCATTTGCGTCAATAGTAATATTGCCATCAGCATCTAAAGTGAGGTTATTAGAACTAGCAACAGTTAAATTAGTGCCATCTCCCTCAATCTTTTCACCGTCATCACCAAAAGTAATGCCTACATTAGCAGGAATGTTAACATCTGCAGTTGCAGTAAGGTTGATGTCCGCCCCAGACGTTACAGTTAAATCAGTGTTATCACCTTCTATTTTCTCGCCAGAACCAAAAGTTATACCTATATTAGCAGGTATGACTACGTCTGCTGAAGCTGTTAAATTGATATTATTACCAGTAATGGTAAGGTCAGTGCCATCACCTTCAATCTTTTCAGCATCATTACCAAAAGTTAATCCTACGTTTGCAGGGATATTTATGTCGTCTGTGGCTTCTAGTTCTATGTCTCCACCAGAATCAAGAGTTACAGTAGTACCTGCAAGTTCAGCTGTGCCATCTGCTGTTATTTGAATATTTGCAGCTGCAGCTGCAGCATCTGTCGTTACTATACTCAAAGTACCGTTTGTACCCACTGTAAACACAGCAGTATCACCACTAGAACCTGTCATAGTAATAACTTTACCATCCACAGCTACATCATCTACCGTCAGAGCTGTAAGAGTTCCTAAAGATGTAATATTAGTCTGGGCCGCAGTCTGTAATGTACCTGTAACATTTCCTTCAAGATTAGCTACAAGTGTACCTGTGGTCATATTAAGATTCCCAGTATCTCCTGCTGAAGAAGTAGTTGTACCTAAAGCCCACTTGTCTTCAGACTCATCCCATATAATTAAAGCATCATTACCAGTAGAACCACGTTGAATAATAATACCTGCGTCATTAGAGTTACTAGAAGCTCCACTATTTAATTCTAATAAATTGTCTTTAATAGTTGTGTTTGTGGTATCAACAGTTGTAGTTGTGCCTGATACTGTAAGGTTACCTGTTACTGTAAGATTGTCTGACACCGTAACCTCTGATGTGCTATGCCCCAAGGTTATAGCTGTTCCTGATACGCCTGTGCCTATAGATACAGATTCACTTGAGTCTGCAGTATCTATAATAAGGTAGGCATCAGAACCTTGTTTGATTGTAAGAGCAGTTGCGGAGTTATCTGATACAGCTACATTTATATCTGTACCGTCTGCACTAATAGAATCAAGTGCAATATCACCAACATTAGTAATATTGTTATCGCCAAAACTTACGTTATCCCCAAATGTTTTGTTTGTAAGAGTAGCAGTTGAAGCTGTTGAAACTAAATCAACATCCCCGCCTGTGCTCGGTAAGGTTAGTGTATTTGAAGCAGCTTCTGAGTGTGGTGCGGCCTGTAGTGCTTGTGCGTGAGCATTACCTGATTCACAGTAAAAATTAATTTTAGACCTTGAACCTGAGTTTTTTAAATCAATAGTACCACTTTGAATATCTACATTACCATCTAATCTTACCACTCCACTGCCATTTGGCGTAATAGCTATATTACCATTAGATGTCGATACAATGCCGTTGCCGTTTACATCTAAGTCTCCGCCTAACTGAGGGGTGGAATCTTCGGATACATTTGATAGAGCTGCAGATGTAGCAAGACCAGAAACTATAGCACTTCTAGTAATTTTCTTTAACCCACCTCCTGATGTATCTACAGCAAGAAATACATCATCATTTGCAACTGTAGATATTTCCGACAAACTACTTACTGCTACACTGTTAAAGTTTGTGCCATCTGCTATTAACAAGTTACCAGAAGTGTTTGTACCCATAGTGATATCATCACCAGATACAGTTAAATCTCCTGCTATGGTAACATTAGCACCATCAAAAGTTAACGCTGTAGTTGACCCAGATTTTATAATTAAGTTTCCAGAAGAGTTAGTCAAAGCTCCGTATTGTGAACCATTATCTTTTAACACTACATCTGCACCATTAGCGTCTAATATTACGTCGCCCTCGGTATCTATTACTAAATCACCAGTGTCATTTACTATATAAGAATGAGTTCCACCATGATATAAGTTAAGGTCTTCTCCAGCACCTATGGTTAATCTACCAGTTGCACTGTCTCCTGTTGCATCATCAGCATCAGCATCTACATCAAGTTTTAATAATCCACCTGATGTAATATTAGATGCACCGTTATCAATGTTACCAAAACCAGAAGTTATACTTCCTGCATTTAGAGCACCAACGGTTGTAATATTAGAACCAGTATCAATCGCCCCTTCCATGTAAGTTGCCAAAGAACTAAGAGCTACTTGTGCCATAGTTCCATTATCATTAATAACAACTCTATCAGCGTCTACTAAAGTTATAGATGATGCACTTGTATCACCATCCATGATGTTTAATTCAGTAGCAGTTGCATCTACTGCAGCTAATTTAGTAAAATCTGCCTGCACTAATCCTGATACACCATCTAATAAGTTTAGTTCCGTAGCAGTTGCTGTTACGTTAGTGCCGCCTATATCAAGAGTAGTTACAGATATTTCACCTGCAACTGTAACAACACCATTGGCTACAGTTATTAAATCTGTGTCATCTGTGTGACCGATAGTGCTTCCATTTATAACAACATCATCTATATCTAATGAACCACCTGTTATTAAACCTGTAGTTGTAATTGTAGATGAGCCTGTGTCTATTGTTCCAAAACCTGAAGTTATAGACCCACTGTTTAAAGCACCAACAGAGGTTATGTTTGATGTTATGTACGTGGTTAAATCTGTTACAGCAACTTGTTTCATTGTACCATCATCATTAAGTACAATTCGGTCAGCATCTACTATGGTTGTAGATGATGCACTTGTATTACCATCCATAATATTTAATTCAGTTGTAGTTACAGTTGCTCCATCAAGTATGTTTAACTCTGCAGTTGTTACAGTTGCCCCATCTAATATTTCTAATTCAGCCTCTGATATACCAGCACTACCTATAGTGACTGTTCCTGCAAAAGTTACGTTAGCTCCACTAAAAGTCATAGCTGTAGTAGAACCTGATTTTATAACCAAATTACCTGAACTATTAGTAAAAGAAGCATATTGTGTACCGTCATCTTTTAGCACTACATCTGCTCCGCCTGCATCTAATGTAATGTCACCACTTACGTCCACTCCAAAAGTTGCACTTACAACCTGTACTGAAGTGTCAGATACAATGTCTAGTTGCCCATCTGTACTAGAGTTAATGTAAATAGCAGTGTCACGAAATTGTAGTTTTTCATTAGACGATATAAGAATATCATCAGGAAACTCAAAGTAATCTTCGTCTTCCATCCATTTCAATATACCATCATTTGTTTCACCATCAAATGTAATTGTAATATCAGTTCCTGCAGACCCTGCTCCAAATGTAAGTGTATTACTTATTAGACCAGTAATAGGCCCGCCTTCACCCTCTGTACCATCGTGACTGTGTCCAGATGTAGCATTAAATGCTGCTAATAGTTGGTCAAATTCATCGTTAGTATCAGCGGCCTGAATTGTATCGCCAGTGGTGTAAGATGATTGTCTTGTATATGATGCTCCCATTTATCTCCTAGCTCCTGCGTCAAATTCTAATTGAAACCCTTTTAGGGAATATGGAGCTGAAACTCCATTGTCTACTACTCTTAAAGCAACTGCAAATCCACCACCCTCTATAGGTTGTCTAACTAGTGGATTAGATTGTCCTCCGTATGTAACTGTACCATATGTTGCTGTTCCGTATAACGCCACAATACTTGTGCTATCAAACGGATATGGTGCTGGTCTCGGTGTGTCTGGTCCTTCATAATCGTATCTAACAAACAAGTCAGCATTTACAGTTCCTGTCGGTGCGTAATTAAGTATAGCTCTTTGAAAGTTTTTTCTAATTCCTGCGTCACCCATAGTTAAATCAGGAGAGCGAAATCTTCCTATTATTGTTGTGCCATCAAATGTATTACCTTGTTCTTGTCTAAATACAAAACCATCATATCCACCATGTATAACAAAACTTGCACCCTCAAATATTGTGGAATCTGTAGAAGATGGTCTAATACCTACAAATTCAGAAAATTCATACTTGTCAGCTTTTCTAACACATATAATACCTTTTTGTGAGTCACCAGCGGCTCGTGTAAAGAAAATACGATATTGTGTTTTTTCTGGTATAACAACGCTGTCAAAGTCTGCTACAACTGTTTCATCTACAAATATTTGTTGTATAGCTGAAGATATAGAACCTAAATCAACGTCACCTATCTTTGCTGTACCAGCAACTGTACGTAATCCATCTGGACCAAGAAATACTAAATTGCCTGCAAATTCTTGAATTGTAAACCCATTTTTACATCCTAGCTCTCTTGTTACTGGAGCTAATTGATAATCTGCAGATGTATTACCAACTAATTTAAATATACTTTCTTCGCAGAATATATACAGTGCATCACGAAAGGGTTGTAATCCTGTTATTTTACCATCAACACCTATTGACCCTGCCCCATTTCCTGTAGAAAAATCTGTGTCACTGTATGGTGCAGTAAATACTAATTCTTGTGGTGTTGCAGACATTCCTGCAAAAAACAAAGAGTTTTTAAAACTAGTTACAAATTTGGGATTAGATGGTGCTCCTGCTCCATTTAAATCGGTTACTGTAGTGTCATCATACTTTGAAGCATGATTAGCTCCATCTGCCCAAACTATAAAATCTGTACCACCTAAATTATATTTAAAGTGTGAAAATTTACCTGCATTAGTTCTGCCTGTGTCAATTTCTGTCCATGCACCTGAACCTGAACCCCCTTTAAATACTTTTTCTCCTCTAGCAGCAATTACGTTACCTTTAAAAAATGCAGACATTAAAACAGCTTCTCCACTGTTTGCTGTCTGAGGAACTATGTTAGTGTTCCATTTTGTAAATCCATTGATTCTTCTATATCCACCTCTAGGGTCTGGCTCGAAGTTTTCTAACTCAAAGGCCATGCCAGCTTCCATAGTAAATGTAGAACGGTCTAGAACTAATCCACCTTGTAATGCAAATACGAACGGACTTAATTGTGACTCATCTGCCATATATCACCATTAAAAAAATGCAGCTGAAGCAGATGAAGATGCTCTTTGTATAAATGTAGACCTAACGTATTCTGTTCTATTTAATAAAATACTCTGCATATGTTTTATGCCTTCTTCAAATCTAGCAAAGTTTAATTGATATTGTTGTGCTTCTCCACGATACTGATATCCGTAAGCTGTAGCACCATCAACTATAACTTGTTGAAATTGTTCTGGTATAGCAGGAGCATCTGTAGCTCCAGATAAAGTAGTAGGAATTTTAAAAAATTCAAACTTTAATTCATAAGTTTTGTCAGGGTATGGAAATAGTAAAAAATTATTATCTGCAGTACGAACAACATGTCTTGGTGTTGCCCCTGAATCAAACTGTGCTACTCTAACATCGTCTGCATGTGATGCCGCAGTTGTAGAGTTTGCACCTCTTGTGCATCCTGTAAAGGTAGTTGAGCTTGTCCCTGTGTATGTTATTTGCTCACTTTCTATATAAAGTGTGCCTGTAGAAGAAAATCCTGTTGTGCTATCAACAGTTATAGTTGTTGCAGAGCTATTTATAGCTCCATTCAATAATGTAGCAGTTACATCATCTTCTTGAGTAACGTGCAAATCTAAATATTCTTTATAATCCATAACAGTTAACGCACCGCCTGCTGTTCCTAAATCACCATCTTTAGTTATTCTAAATGTTTCATAGTCAACATGCTTTGCATTTGTTGGGATACTATAACGTATAGTTCCTGGAACTAACGTAGTAGTTTGATTATCATGGTTGAATCCCCATCCAAATTCTCTTTGATTAATGTAATTAATTGAATCGTTAACTGCATTCTTACACTGTGTTTGAAATCCTCTTGAACTAGCAAAATTAGCAGAGGTTAAAGCAACCTCGTTAAATCTTGCAAGAACTAAATTAGATAAACCTAAAAAATCGTAAGCCATAATAATCCTATA